ACGATCTAGCGCATACGCTACACGCACATGCAAAGAAGAAGGGCTTTTATGAGTCTTATGAGAACATGGATGATGCAGATTACATTATCTTTCATCTAAAACAACTTGCAATGATTCATAGCGAGGTATCTGAGGTTCTAGAGGCTATGCGTAAGGAGAAGGGCGATGACATTGTTGTAGAAGAATTGGCAGACATTGTGATTCGCGTTCTTGATTTTTGGGCATTCCTTTCTACCACACAATATACAAACAGATCATTGGCAGACGCAATAGTGGCAAAGATGGAAAAGAACCTTGAGCGTCCATCAATGCACGGAGTTCTGGCATGAGCGTAGAAGAAGTTCTGGCAAACTTAAATCCAAAGTTACGAAAGAAGATCTCTCTTGGATCTGAGATAGAGAGTACAAGGTTTGCCGCAACACCAAGCGTTGGCCTTAATCGTGCCCTCAATGGCGGATTCCCCTATGGCAGACAGGTTCTAGTTTGGGGAAATAAGTCATCGGGCAAGTCATCGTTTTGCCTGCAAGTCATCGCTAAGGCTCAGGAAGAAGGAAAGGTGTGTGCATGGATAGATGCAGAAATGACGTTCGATCAAGACTGGGCACAAACTTTGGGGGTAGATACAGAAAATCTAATTGTTTCTACCGCTCGCACAGTGAACGATATGGTAGATGTTGGTACAGACCTTATGAAGGCTGGTGTAGATCTAATCGTAGTTGATAGCATCTCTGCCCTACTTCCTGCTATTTATTTTGAGAAGGATAGCACAGATCTAAAGCAACTAGAGAATACCAAGCAGATTGGTGCAGAGGCCAGAGATATGACTAACGCAGTCAAGATGCTCAACTATGCAAACAATCAAGAGAATCAAACCTTGTTAATTCTTATTAGTCAGTCTAGAAATAATATTGGTCAGATGTATACTCAACAACAGCCCACAGGGGGCATGGCAGTAAAATTCTACTCATCTACAATCATTAAGTTGTTTAGTTCTGAATCAGATAATCAGGCAATCAAGGGCAAGGTCTATTCTGGAGACAAGATTATTGAAGAAAAGGTAGGTCGTAAGGTCAGGTGGGATGTTCAGTTCTCTAAGACCTCTCCAGCCTTTCAGACAGGAGAGTACGATTTCTACTTCCGTGGTGAAGATATTGGCGTAGACTCCATTGCAGATCTTGTAGACACCGCAGAAATGCTTGGTTTTGTTGAGCGTTCTGGTGCTTGGTATACCGTAGAAGGAGAAAGATTCCAAGGCAGAGACAAGTTGGTTGCTGGTGTAAAGGAAGATCTGGACATGCAAGAAACACTATTTAAGAAGGTTCGTGGTGAGTAAGTTTACTGTATACAGTGGTAAGTTTACTTGTCATAAATGCAAGTCAGAAGTGGATAAGGCGAGGTTTTGGAAAGACACCTACGACTTTACATGGATGTGCTCTTGCAAGTATGTTTCTAAGGTAAACCTTTATGGAAAGGGATACTGATGAGCGAGCGTGGAGAAGCAAAGAGAATTGGTGCAAGGCTGCACAAAAACTCAGGTCGCAACTATACAAAGGGAGACATGTCCTGGAACAATTACGTTGTAGACTCTAAGGAATATTCTAAGAGTTTTTCAGTCACTCAGGATGTATGGGCTAAAGTAGTAACAGATACTTTGAAGGTAGACAGAAAGAAATCTCCAGCAATACTGCTGGTTCTTGATGGTAAGACAAGGCTTGCTATTCTAGAATGGTCAGAGTTTGAAAGGTTGGTAGAAAACGATGAGTCAAACGACTCTTGAGCAGATCAACGGTCTGTATGAAATAGCAGACTATATGCAAGATCCAGAACTAACTCAGGCACTGGAGTTTATTGCAAAGGTAATAATGAAGCCAGACATTCCTCCGAATGTAGCAGCAGTTGAGATAGTTAGACTACAGGCAATTGCAGCAAAGATGGCAATGAAGGCAACCTGGATGACAAATGTTGATAAGAGCGATAGAGCAAAGAAGAACATTTATTACACGGCATCCTCTGAGATAGACAAGACAGTAGCAGCACTCAAGTTCATTCTAAAGTGATACAATTATTCCCTACGAGTAAGGAAAACAATAATGGCAAAGAATTTTTTAAAACAGGTTTTAGATAAGCAGCCAGCAGGACCAATAGATACTAAGGCACTTATCTCTAAGATTGAAGAAGGATATACGGTAAATAGGACAACCGAATTTAAGAAGAAGAAGTCTTTCAGTCCGTCCTCGTTGGTTTATGGAAATGGTGCATGTCCACGGTACTGGTTCCTCGCATTTGAGGGTGCAGAGTTTGAGGATGATGCAGATGCTTATGCATCAGCCAATATGCAAAGCGGTATTGATGCTCATGCACGCATTCAGAAGGCTATCACAGACGCTGGTATTATGGTTGAAGAAGAGAAGAAGGTGATGATTTCTGACCCACCCATCTTTGGTTTTGCTGACGGTATCCTGCAATGGGGAGAGACACAACCAGTTCTTGAAATCAAAACAATGAGAGAAGAGTCTTACTCTTACCGCAAGCACGCGAAGCCACCAAACTATCACCTTATGCAGTTGCTTATCTATATGAAGATACTTGGCAGAAAGTTGGGGGTACTTCTTTATGAAAACAAGAACTCTCACGAACTACATGCCATTCCTGTAGAAGCAGATGAAGAAAGCCTAGCATGGGTTGAGCACGCCTTTGATTGGATGAGAAAGGTTAGGGCTAAGTGGGAAAGCGGAGAGATCCCAAAGAAGCCTTATAGGTCTAATTCAAAGGTGTGTAAAACATGCCCACTACAAAAGGCTTGTGCTGCCGCTCCTACAGGTGAGGAGAGAATAGAGCCTCTGGAGTACCTTGCATGAAGGTCTGTGACTGGTGCTCTGAGGAGTTTCAGCCAAACGTTTCTTATCAGATTTATTGCTCGCCAGAGTGCCGTGAATTGGCAACAAAAGAAAAGGTGGGCGAGAAGTATAGAATTAAAAGAAGGAAAAAACTTGCTCAAAAAGAAAGAAGATGTTCTAATGGTTGTGGAACAATTCTAAGCGTATATAACGAATCAGGATTTTGTAGTTATTGTGCTGTAGATAAGAAGCAAGTAAATAGAACACTAAAAGAGTTAAAGGGGTTGATAGACTATGAGCGTTTTGAATAATAAGCCAAAGTCTTTTTGCACGATTGATGCAAGCACAAACAGCCTTGCCTTTGCTTATTTTGAGAATGAAAAACTTATTAGATATGGAAAGATTAAGTATCAGGGAAATGATATTTATGAAAAGATTATTGATGCTGCACACAAAACACGGGCGTTCTTTGACAAGTTTAAATCTTTAAATCATATTGTTATTGAGCAACCAATCTATCTGAACTCTCCAAAGACTGCCGCAAACTTGGCAATGAGCCATGGCGCAATTGTTTCTGCTGCCGCATTGACGGGGGTAGACCATATGGCAAGCGTAGTACCCATGGTATGGCAAAACTGGTCAGGCAACAAGCGTTTAACAAACGAAGAGAAAAAGACGATTAGGCAAAGGACTCCTGGTAAGTCAGAGTCTTGGTATAAGTCTCAGGAAAGATTGTTTAGAAAGCAAAGAACAATTAAGTTTGTTAATGATAGATTTGGATTACATATTGATGATGACGATGTTGCAGATGCTATTGCAATAGGAGCATACTGTATTGACAACTGGAAGAAGGTGTTCTAAAATATGCCTAGAGGAAGTTCTCTGCATCATTCAGAGGCATACCTAAGAAAGCGTCTTCATATGGACAAGAAGACTCCAGAAGAGGTTGCCAAGGAATGTAATGTTAGTTTGCAAATTATTTACCGACAGATGAAAAAGTTTGGAATTAAGAAATGAACGATATGGTAAACCACCCAAGCCACTACACAAGCGATCCTAGCGGGGTAGAGTGTATTGACATTGTGCGCCATAGGAACTATAATATAGGGAACGCCATTAAATACCTGTGGCGAGCAGGACTAAAGAATGAAGACAAGCATATAGAAGATTTAAAGAAGGCGATCTTTTATATTGGTGACGAAATCAAAAGGCTGGAGGGCCACTATGGGTCGCAGGAAGAAGGTAGTTAGTCCACTTGGTCATCTGTATCATCGTGAACCGACATTCACCACCCCTGAAGGAAGGACAATTGAATCTGGAGAGATCATCAAAATCAAGGGTATTTGGGGAACAAAGTTTAAGTTTGTAGAGTATGTTCAGCGAACAGATGATGGTTCAAAAGAGTGGATTGATTGCTATGAGTTAGAAAAGGGTCAACTGTGCGGTCATCGATCCTTTACTCCAGATCGTATAAAACCCCTACCTAAAAAGAGAAAAAGGCGCACAAAGAATGTCTAATAAGATCAACGTCTACTGGTCAAATGTTCGTAATGGAGAATTAGATCTGTCAATGATCTATGAAGAGCCAAAAAGTCTTATTCACGAACTTTCTCTTAAT